TTAACAGATGCGACTTACTTTATTGCCAGCATCCTCATATCCACAGTGATAGCCAGTTTTGCAATAAATGGCCCCCTTTTCTATATACAAATTTTCAATTTCCTCGATGATGTCCACGCCTACATTGTGATCATCGTGCAAATTGTTCAGGATAACCGCAAGCCTTTTATGTAACAAGTCTTCGCTACGCTCACACGCCTCCATAATTACGGCTATTCTTCCTTCATCAAATCGTGTCATATGTTCACTCTCCCCGATGTCTTTACTGATAGCTAAATTTCCTGTATACTCTCTGCGACTTCTTTGCTGTGGGTCTGATTTGGCTATCCTGGCAGGGATGCCAACCCACAAAGTTCTTGTTCGCCTCTTAATATAGAGGCGTTTTTTATTTCCTCATTCCTCCAAAAGAACACTTGTTCCCATTTTAGGCTATAACGATCCTTCGCTCAATGGATAATAACCATCAAGCACCCCTTAGCGATTTTAGTTAATTTTAATTTTATGCATCTGATTATTGCGTAGCGAAAACTTCCTGCCTTTTCTCTTTACGAAAGCGGGTAAATTCAATATACTCAAGTATAAAATCCTTTTCCTTTTCGCTAAGCTGCTCGCACTGGTAGTTCAATGGCCCCATCACTCCAAAAAAATAAGCTGCCTTCTGCTCCTGAAGTACGCCCTCACCCGGCTTGACGCCTTTCATTAACCAATCCAGCGATACATTAAAAAAGTCCGAAATCTGGATTAAATGCTTCGTTCCTGGCGTTGTTTTTCCACTTCTCCAGTCCCCAAGATTGCCCACGCTGATTTTGAGTTTTTCACAAAACGCCTTCTTCGTCATTCCTCGATCCTTAATCAAGGCTTCAATTCGCTGACAAATCCTTTGGTCTCCCAGAATTATCTCCTCCGACGTCCTAAATTTTTCCCAGGATTTCAACCATACTTATTAGGCTGTCATTCCTAGTCGTTATTACGTAACAATGAGACTATAGTACCTTGCATTTGCGCAAGGGTAAAGAAAAATCGTTCGACAAGGAATGAATGAAAACTAAAAAAAACGTTATTTTTTGTCGAAAGTATTACTAAATAATGAATAATAATATTTCTTTTTGGGAATTTTAACCCTAAAAAGGGTGGGTAATTTGACAAAAGAGTTAAAAAATACAATAGAAGAATTACGGCGGAGAATGTACAATCTCATAAATGAACGTGGAATAAACGATCCAAAAGTCGTGTCAGCGAGTCACTTGCTTGATGCCGCGTTGAATGAGTATAACAAGAAAATGAAGGGCAAGGAAAAAAGGGGGGACGACCATGTACGAATCGTGCCACAGGAAGATGGGTACGTGGTCATGATAGACTACAAAGGCGTTATATCAGATGTAGGGTTCAGGCCTTCTTATGTTGAAGCTGAAAAATTTGCTTTTGCCGTGGCCCAGGTATCCAAACGTACCAGGGTAGATGTTTATTATCTGGAACAGAAGTTGGAGCAAGGGGAATAATCCTCTTGCTTTTTTGTGGATAAATATTCCTAGGTCTGATAGACTAATTATATAACAATATTACCAATAGATAGGGGTTATGTAATGACTGCAATTGCTGTGATTGCTTTGCTGGCTTTTTTTGTGTTTTTTGTTTTGTGGGCTATAGCTTTAATAAAAAAGAATGGCAAGGCTAAGAAAATGTTTCTCTTTGGGTTAGCTGCTTTCATAATATTTATTATTGGAATATCAGTCGCAGACACACAGAAATCAACCGAAGCTAATTCTAAACCAGTAGCTACTACGCCTGTTAAAGAGAAAGAAGCTACCAATGAATCAGCGCAAAAGGAACAGACTGATGATAAAAAGCCATTGATTGACACATCTCTTCCTTTTGATAAGTTTTCATCTACTCTCTTTGCAATGCCAGTTTCCAAGCAGGGAGAAACATTCGACAGTGTAAGAAATCAAGTTGTGAAATGGTCAGGTGTAGTCATTGAAGCTGGCTCAAGCAGTCTTTATGTTTACGGTAAACCAGCAGATTACAACGGCGAATCATGGTCAGATATTAGCGCTGAAAAGAAAAAACTCGGAGATGTTGTTATCGTAAAAGTTTCTGATCGTTCAGAACTGAACGGCCTGAACCAAGGGGATATTGTTTCATTCAGTGGTGAACTTGGTTCGCGTGGCGTTAAGGGTGAATCTAACTGGAAACTATATAACGGAAAAATTGAGGGTCGTACAGTAGCAGAGCCGCAAAATTCCGGAACCATTACCAAAGCTAAATATAACAAAATTAAAAATGGAATGACTTATGAGGAAGTTGCTAAAATTATCGGTGGTCCTGGCGAGGCTCTCTCAGAGGTTGGCGAAAAGGGAGACAAATACTATACTGTAATGTATTCGTATAAAGGCGAGGGCGGACTTGGTGCAAATGCCAATTTCACATTCCAAGGTAACAAACTACAAGCAAAAGCCCAATTTGGTCTTGAATAAAACCAGCCCCGGAGCAATCCGGGGTTTTTAATATTATATGCCCATAAAACAATACGTGTTATTTATACGTTGACACGTATTTAATATACGTGTATAATGATAAATGTAAGGAGGGTAGTCATTTGAAATCATACAGTTCGAGAGAATTAATCAAACTGTTAGAAGAGGACGGATGGTACATAATCGGAGTACATGGCAGTCACCATTACTTCAAGCATCCGACAAAAATCGGTAAGGTTACGGTTCCGCATCCTAAGAAAAGCTTTCCTCCGAAGACACAAGCAAGTATCCTAAAAACAGCGGGGATTAAGGGCTGAGCAGCCCTCCCCAAAGGAGGTTAATTATAGTGAGTAAAAAAGACGTTTATCGCTATTGGGCACTGCTCGATCATTCTGAGGATGGAATATCCGTTCGTTTTCCAGATCTACCCGGTTGCCTTACATTTGGAGATACCGCCGAAGAAGCGCATGCTGCAGCTCGGGAAGCGCTGGAGGGGTTTATGTATGTTTTAGAACAAGATAACGATCCTATTCCTGATCCTTCCCCGCTTGATGTTATTTTGGCACAACGGGAAGAAACAGAGGCTGCGTGTGACGTTCAGGTCTATATGCCTGTAGTTCGGGAAGCTATGGAAAGTAAGGCCGTTAAAAAGACACTGACAGTCCCTAAATGGCTCAATGATCAAGCTGAACAGCAACACCTTAATTTCTCTCAGGTTCTACAGGAAGGATTGAAGCGGAGTCTTGGTATTAATCCTTTGGAGAAAAGATAATGAAATATGTTCCACGTAAACCCAGCCTAAACAAGCGTATAGCAGCCCGTACCAGCCTCAAACGGCAGATTATACACCGCGCAGGCATTAAGATGCCACGGGGCTGGGGATGGCTGCGTGACCCACGCAAGGCGGCTTACAATAAGGTGTACAATCGCAGCACGTTTGACTTGTTTAAGCTGATCGGAAAATTGTTCAAGTAGGAGGGATAAACGATGAATGATGAATTTGATGCCCTGCTAAAATCCATATTGGATCGTCATTGCAAATACGGCCTAATGACCTTAGATCTAACCAACGATGACGACATAAGCATATTGAGAGGACATTTAGGAGCCGCACACGGTTTGGGTATGCAGCAGAGTGCGGAAATATTTGAGAGAGTTCAAATGGGTATAAAATAGCAAATAAGCTCTGCCGACCATAAGGTTAGCAGAGCTTTCCAGGTGTATTATAAACAGCGGTATCAAGACAAAAACAATCCCCGCCGACCAGTTAAGGTTAGCGGGGATTTGCTTTACTGACGTTTAAGCTCCTCCATGTTGTACTTGAGGTTGGATACTATGGTGGTTAAAGGCTTGATCCGGCACAGTAACAATTAATAAAAAGCTAGCCGCGACGATCACCAGTGCCATTTTTTTTAACATTGTTCATCCACACCTTTTCAATAAGATTTAAAAAATTTGCTTTGGTTTCAGGAGTCGCATGTTCTCGAAAATGTAAAAATAGCCCCATACAATTTATGAAATTAGTCTCATTATTTAGTGTATGATAACTTACCATTGAATACATCAAATGTTTAAAACCATCATCATAAGAATTTCGATGTAAATAATAATGAGCCAACTCGTAACCACACCATGCAAAATAATCTGGTACCACTTGTTGAGTATATATATCACTTGATGAGTGTTGTGATAATGATACAATGTCCGTTTCAAATCGTTTAATTATATCACTAACGTCGATATCATATCGGTTAGCCGTTATCATAATGTTCAGTAGTTGAATAATCCGATCTTCTTGAGTTGTATCCTTCGCTGCATCGATGTATTCAATATATTCTTGCAGCACCTTTATATCTCCGGATAAAAGCTTATTGACAATAATATTAGCTTTTGCCCAGTGCTTAAACAAACCAATCCAGTGTTGGGTATCTTCGTCTGTCTCTTTAACCCAATCTAAATTATCGTAGGCGTATGTATATTGTAGAGCTTGGTGGTAATCGCCTTGGGCTTCGTAGACACCTGCACACAGCAGGTCAGCATAGGAAATGTATACAAACAAAGGACGGCTTAGCTTATCAGTAGATTCAGGGCGTTCTCGGCCATTCTGTTGATGTTTCAGTGTATATTGGATTTCGGCTTTAGCTCTCATTTGCCTTGCCATTTCGTCTACCTTGTCCCATTTACGTAAAGACCTATACACGTTGGCCAAATCCTTCAATGCGTCAAGCTGGTCTATTTCATCTAGGCGTTCCACGAAGGGTTCAAATAGTGTTGCAGCCTTGAGATTAAGACCCTGATCGTCTCCAACTTGAATCGTGAATATACGATATTGACAGACTGCCAAACGTTCAGAATGTTGGTACTTCTCCACTTCTGCTACATTCTCATAGAGTATCAGTGCCGCTTCATGTCGTCCCTGTGCAAATAGATCTTCCGCAATGTCAAATAGTTTTGACGAATAGAGTAGATTGTCCATGATGACTCCCACCACTCGACGGATCGTATCCAACTTGTCCAACTCCGCACAGCGATACAAAAATGGCTCGATCCGCCTCATATTCGGTTGTAAGTCGATGATGAAGTTTTCTATAAACAAGTCGTAAAAATGACCTTCTGGTAAGCCCATAGCCTCAGTAATTTGGTCAAGCTGGTTAATGGACATAGGCTTATTTCCTGACACAATGGCACTTACCGCTCCCCTATTCATGCCTGCAATTTGCCCAAATCGTGCTAAGCTCAAACCCTCTTGTTTTAGGAATCTGTCTAATTCTGCTCGAATCGTAGGTGTATGTTCCATGCCATAGCCACCCCTCGCATAAAAATTCCAGTATTTTATATTCATTTACTATTTTTGTCCAGCAATCAACCAGTTGTCAATATCTTTTTTTGCGAATCATGTAGAAAAGCTCCGTTTGTCATGATTTATGCTTTGGCCACCGCTATAAACAAAAATACCCTACCAGCTAAATGCCAGTAGAGTCCTTACTTTAAATTCAAACTGATCAACTAAAAAAGCTATGCCGACCTATAAAGGAGATTAATTCACTTGCTGTCTTGAACAACTTGAACCCCCCACCCAATGGATAGGGGGTTCAAGTTGTATAGTTAGTTAAGTTAGAGGTTTCCAGGCTGTGAATCAGCTATTCCCCATGTTTCCCCATTAACTTTATAGTCGCTGCCTCTCCACTGAAGTTTATAGTCTCCAGAACGCATACCGTCTGGGAAGCCTTTATCAGTGCTTTTCCAGATAACTGTGTCGTGAGGAGCGATTACTAATCCTTCAATATATACTTTGTCTGAACCGCTGTGAGTTAAACTTACCTTTACTAGATGATCAGAGTGATTCTTCATACGAAGTTTAACATACCCAATCCTATTGGGACACTAAAGGCTTCTCTAACAGTTGCGCTTCCGCCCGATCTTTGATTAATTATGGTGTTTTTGCTAGTTATACTTGGTGAAGCTGAAGCAGCACCTACCGTAGTTGCTAAAGCTAAAGATAAAATCGAGAACAGAAATATTCTTTTCTTCATCATTTTCCCCTCCTATTTTTTTGATATGGTCTACCTTAAAGGGACTACCGACTACAATCTGGTAGGTCATTTAAGATCTACTCTAAATTCAAACTGATTGCGGAAAAAATAATATCCGTTAATCTTAATCGACTCTGGTGTAATCTTCTCCACTGCGCCACCATAGTCCACAATATCTATCAAATCCTCTCCCAATGGCTGAACTACATACACCCTTACCTGGCTCAATGCAGCTGCAAATAGTTCTATATCCGACTTTAACACTTTATATGTATGGTTCATGTTGATCACCTCAGGATAGATATTCGGTGAATTGTGTGGTAATACCTTCAACAAAAAAAACCGCCGACCAATTAAGGTTTAGCGTGGGATTGTTATTTATTACACGGCACCCAATACAGCTTTAAGTCGGTCGAGCGTATCGCGCGTACATCTATATTCGCCGTCATTCGTTTTTTCTATCTCCAGTTTTTCAAGTCCACCGTTGGCTTTAATAAATTCTTCCGTCTGGTCCGTCCCAGTGACGGGATTTATATATGACAATACCTCAATTTCTCCAGTCGGTACTGGAGCAAACCAATCAAACTCTCCATCATTGTGTGTTATGGCGCTCTCCACGATTGTCAGTGTTATCATAACCGCGCTCCTCTGCACTTTTATTGCAATGTAACACGCCGAATGTAGTCAAGCTGTAAGAAATGTTACTTAACTATAAATTCAACTTTCGTTCCATCCTTATACTCGTCCAATTTGTGACCTACCCATGAACCTGCACCACGATTATCTTTGGGTGATATGTACTTTATATCTGCACCCTCTCCACCTTCGGCACACAGGGCCATAGGCCACTCGTCTCGATCCTTGCCCTTGCGTGTCGGCACACCTTTAAGGGACAACTCACGGTTATGGTCAGCTCCATCACGGTCTATGGTGCATACTGGTGACTTTCCGGCTGCTATGGCCTCCTTGATGTGCTGCGCTGTCTCGGGATACTTTGATGACGGAAATTCCAGCTTAGCCATGTCTGCCGATACCTGTGTTACTGGAACGGCTACAGGGTCGCTCTTAGTGGTCTTTACAACATCTTGTTGTATGCTGCAGCCAGCTAATAGGATTGTAATTAGTACGGTGAATATCCATCTAAACATATGTATTCCTCCCCATAAACGTAAAAAATACCCCACCAGCTTAGCCAGTAGGGTGTCACCGATGCTTTCGGATTGCAATTTTTAAGATGATTTTTCTAAGTTGTCTTTTTTACTTTGAAGTCTATCATTTTCATCCACTAATCTGCCATATTCTGCATACAACTCGTCTAATCGTGTTCTCAGTTCCTCATTTTCAATTTCCAAGCAGTCATAACAGCTGCTAGGCGCATCGCAATAATCCAATCCACCATGTCTTTCCATTGGATAGAGGTTGTGATGTGGATCTACCCAAACTATGTAGAATACATTAGAAATAACAAAACCATGAACCCGCCCTCTTGCCTTCGAAACAGCAAACTGAAGGGTATCTTGTTCAATTTGCTTAAGCAACATCTCGTTAAGTGGATACTTAGCGCTTACTCTGTCCCACTCATGAGAATGAACTCTTAATGGTGGGCCATTATGGATTCTGAATTTTTCGAACTCCATTTGCGAAATGCTTTTCATGGAATCCATTAAGTCCACAAACCATTCAGGACCCACTTCACCACAGTTAAACAATGGATTACTGCGATCAAAAAACTGCCAAGAAAAAATGACGTTTCTTTCTTTAAAACCCTCAATATTACGTTGAGCTACTTTAGTTAATCTTTCTTCACCAGCGCGCGGAGTGGACTCAGAAGGTCTAGGAATACTCCCCAAAACAGGAGCTCTATTTCTTTTCTCTTTAGCCATTCTCAAGCTCGCCCCTGTAATATTCAATAATATCATCATCATCAAGGACATTATTAGATGGTTCGTAAGGTTTCAAGTTCTTACGCGCATTAAGCCATGGATCTTCTTGATGGGTCAAATACTCCAACTGATCACCATCCAAGTGACCATACGTTTGATGAATATGCTCTAAAAATTCTACCAATCGAGGATTGTTCGAAATTTCATCCGGCAATACATCTTCTTGCGGTATTTCGTTAAATCCATATTTCCTATACTCACGATAAAGCTCGGGGTTAACCGGTCCATGAATCCAAGCCTCAAATTCACCGTCAAATAGTTTATCTCCCTCATAAAAAACCATATACCAGGAGTATGCATAAAAACAAAGCTTCTGAAGTTTCTTAGGTGTCATTGGTTCTAAATTAAGAAAGGCTTTAGCTACATCGAAAACTGTTGTTTCTGTGAAAGTCGTACTAGTTGTACTCATAGTCTTCACCTGTTCTAAATAAATTATTTTAGCCATTTGGACATCACCGCCTTTTGCGTAGTACATTCTCAACTTTCCCAAACACAAGAACACGCAAACATCATAAGCACGGCTTTCAGGCTATTACTTAAACAGGTTGTATTTAATTTATATAAAATTAAACACAACTTTCGACATAGCCTACACTAATTCCTTCTTGAAATTTAGTTTTTTTAAAAAAACAGGGTAAATATTCCTTACAGTATGTATATCGCAATAATCTGTGCTTATACTTATATTATACAGAACAAATGTTCGTATTTCAAGCAAAAAAATATCCCCGCCAGCCGAAGCCAGCAGGGTATTTACTTACAGTTTATTCAGTAGTAGCAGGCGTTTGTGTAGCTTCTGTTGATACCGGAATAGGCTCAGGTTCAGACTGTACCTGAACAGGAACAATATTGGATACCTCCGCCGTAGCTTGAGCCAAGAAATCATTCAACTTTGCAGCAAGACCAGATACAGCTTCCTTAGCTGCTGCCTGTGTTACCTCTTCACTCGGCTGTGCTTCGGTAGCCAGCACTGTCTTTGTCTTAGCCTTATACTCCAGATATGCCTTCTCAATCGCGGATCTTAGCTCTACTTGGGATACTACGATACCTTGACTGGAAAGAGTAAGTGAAGCATACTGCAAAGCCTCCTGAAGCTTACGTTCTCCCCCAGCTTCTTTAAATGCTGTTTGTGCAAAGGCAAAGCCCTCTCCAGCAATCTTATGGATTACTTCCCTCTGTGCGGCTGTGGTACGTGTCTCTAGCCATGTATTTACTTTTACCTTAACATTGTTCAATCCAGCCAATACGATGGTTGTGAGTACACCTATAGCCGCTGTAGCGATGGTACTTACATATGGTTGTACAGTTTCTATAATTGTTTGCATGATTACTTATCCCCTTTCTTATTGAACACGCCAGCTCGATCAAGAATAGCGACCAGTCTGTAAAAGTCATAGCTACCGTCATTCGCCGTGTCCAGCACCCCTGCGGTCTTGGCGTTGATGCAGGCTTGTTCTGCCCATGTCGGTACTTTCGGTTGCTTCGCTGCAAACTCCAGTACCTTAATGCGGTCAGCCTGCTTCTGTACGGTGTTTTGTAACTCCTTAAATGCTGCTTTTTCTTCTGCTGTCATTTCCTCATCCTCCGTTTTATTAATCTTGGATAAAACTGTGTCAAGCTGCGCCTGACTCGGGCGCTTACCTGCCCGAAATTGAGCCGTCGTGAGTCCAAAGACCATCTGAAGGTGGGGCATATCTTTAAAGCTCCGCCAATCACCGCCCCACTCAAGCCCGAGTTTCTTGGCTTCCTCGACGACTTCACTCCAATCCGGCAGCGAGTCCTTATCGTCGTCCTCCAGCGTGTCCCATGACACAGTCCGCCCATCCCGTAGCAACAGTGCGAAATCTGCTGCGAACCCAAAATTATGATTGCTGTATCCGCCCCGTGCTTTCGTTACGACTTGTCCTGGCTTTGTCCGACCTTGAGCATACAAAGCATCCTGCTCTACATATGTCCGCAACCCTTGGACAATTAGCACCCATACTCCACGGGCATAGCAGCGCTCAATGAGTTTTTCTAAGGCCATTTTGAAAACCGGATGCAGCCCGACAAGTCGATTAAGAGACTTTTTTTGTATCTGTTCCAGCGTCAGTTGTGCCATCCTGTCCATCTCCTTTCTCGTTAAGCTGCTTCAAAAAGCTCTTTAATTTGAACGGTAGTGGGATGCCTATTGCTCCCAAGTTTTCTGCCAACGACAATCCTTCACGGCCAGCATAAAAATAGATCGCCGCCGTCCGGAAGATCGGCGCACCGGGTTGTAACCAATCATCCAATTGCGCGGATAATCCCACCACCATCAGCACCGTAGCCTTACGGATACCTCCCCAAAACATCACATCGCTGTCCATTTTTTTGTTTTTAATAGCTGCGGTAACTCCAAAAATATAATCCAATACCATCATCGTAAGCAGCACCTGGAGCGGCTTGTCCCACCCACCCAAAAATGTAACAATCAGACCAGTCAGCGCCGCCACTCCCCCTGCCGCCGCCTCCTTTTCCGATGTCCCGACGATTGCGGTCCATACGGTGCTGCCAAACATTTTTATTTGGCTCACTACCTTTTCCCCCTTAAAAATTAAAGCCCCCGACCACTCCGAGGGCATAAAAATAGCGCATCCCATTGGATACGCTGGCTAATCTTGTTCTTTTACCAATGGTTTGCCATCCACATCTAATCCCCAACTTGCTAGGTAAGCCCTAACTGGCTCCTTCTGTATGTCTGGTACCTGGGCGAACGTTTTGAGACCTTTTCTAATCAACGATCCATAAGTGGCTGCCACGTTAATCACCTCCCCTCTTTAAGCGCTGTAAGTTCTGCCTGCATAGCAAGCATTTGTTCATACATATCAGCCATGGCCATCTGTGTGTTTGTAAGTTCTTCACGAAGCTTTGGCTGCGGTTCTGGCTGTTTGGTCAGCTCCGCGATTTCCTCCGGCGTAAGTCCTTCTTTCCACAATCCTTCCGGCTGCGCTGGCGCGACATATACAGGCTGCTCTCCAACATCCTTGCCTTTGGTCTGCCAGTCATGCAACGCAGCTATATATGCCTCCTTCGCCTCATAAACGGATGCTTGGTACGTTTCCCACGCCGCCAGATCAAAGCACGGCTTGTACAGGCCCGGCGTTGTAATCGGTACACCGACAGTGTACCCGGCAGGCTCCGGTGTTGTCGGCTCAATATCTGTGTCCTGACCGGAGGTTTCCGGCTGGGCATAAAAAGGGACGACGCCCGAAAAGGCATCGTCCACCAACTCGTCCTCCAGATAGAGGCCGTCTGTATTTACTTTAGGTACTGCTTTCATGTGTCAGACCTCCTTTATTGTTCAGCTAGAAAGGACACTCCATCAAACCAAGCGCCTTTATTAAACCAAGCGTTTTGCGTAAACACCACGCCCGATGCCCGAATTATAATCGTAGAGTTAGGCGCGTCGTTCGCTCCATCACTGGTTCGCACCCGTATCTCCATGTCTTTTTTAGGTCTATAGCCTGTGGATAGAGTAAACAGGTGCGTACCGGGTGTTGCAACTCCGTCCCTAATACCGCCTCTTAATATCACTAGGTTATCTGACAAGCGCGAATATTGCCCATCCCCCGTCCAGCCATTAAGCAACGTAGGCGTAATCCACACAGGGGAGGTGTCCTTGTCAGCTTTCTTATTCTCAAGCACACTCACACGCGCCGTATTCTGCTGTACGCTATCTACCAAATCAAGCAGCAGCGTCTTTTCGTTGGCTGCGTATGAACCTGTGAATGATACAACTGGCGAACGATCAAGCATAAGGTACGTAACGTTGTACGGCTCTGTTATCAATGTTTGGCTACGGGGCTTACGCAATCTCTCAACACCAAAGCTTTGCCCATCCGGTGTGTATAAAGTCTCCCAGCCGCTATCCTTGCGATTCCCCGCATACACCGCCAAAAATTTGTTCACCCTATATTTAACAGCAGTACCGTAGTCGATACGGTTAATTTGTACGTTTACATCTCCAGCCGGATCACCTGCTGGTTTAGTTGCTTCCCGCAATACAATACCCATACCCACTTCAATCTGATTATCTCCTTCAACAAATGATAGTTGCCCCTCGGATACGATAGGCTCCACTGTAGGCACTGCAAGCTGATATACAAGTTGGTATGGTGTGTACCCTGCATAGGATTGTTGCGGTACGGTTTGAGTGAAGTTAGGAGCGCCCACACGCTGCACCCAATACTTAGTACCCGTACCTGTCCATGTCGCCGTCGTTGCCGCCTGTGCCTGTGCTGGCGTAATGGTATTAGCGTCATAGGCTTTGTAGCCAAAAAAGTACGCTTTGATATCATCCTGCGAAGGCTGGTATCCGTCTGCCCATCCACTGTCTGCAACAGAGATGGATAAACCTAAAACGCCAGCGGATTCACTAAGGTGCGACTGGTCAGCAGCAGAAACAGGGAAAGCATGTGTAATTAGCTTGCCGTCATATTTAGAAACACGTTCTCGGTCAGATAGTCCGTTTGTGATCGGTAGACGCACAACCTTATAACCTGTTCCCGACTCAAAGTAAACCCATGCTAAACTACCATCAAGCGTCAACCCGTGCCACTTCTTGGACTTAAAGTATTGCCCGTCACGCTCGAATACTGTATCTGCATTAACTCCTGTAACTGGATCGGCGTACAGGTCTGTTTGCAACGCTAACATTGAGTCTTCACGCGGTTTGAATGGTTTGGCTGTACTGCCAATGTTGAGCATAGGGTTAGTAAAGGTAAATGTACCTGTGAAGACAGTGTTGTTGCTGACATAGAAGTAAACTTCGTCGTTAGCGCCTGAGTTGAACGCCCCCATTTGATTGGTGGTGTATGGAACCAAAAGATTAGCGTCGTTTTTATCCGATACCGCTACTTGACCCGAATGAGTAACTGACCATGCATAATTGGTGTTTGGCAATACTTTGGTCTTGAAGCGAACATAATTATTAATTGTTGTCGTGGTAATATTCAGGCTGTACGGGCCAGTTATCGACGCTTTCCCCGAAGCGGCGGCACTTACTTCCCACTCATAAAAACTCGGCAAAAGATTTTCCCCGTACCGTATCGCATATGGATTGCGTACAGGCATTACACTGTCTACGTAAGGCCATTTAGCGGCTACTTGAGCTGGTGTATAACTTGCGGCTGCTGCATAATCTGCATCACTGACCTCATAGACGCGCACGCTGTCCATATTAAACGTATTACCAGATGCACCCGTTCCCGTGATCGTAACAATGTGAAAAAAGTCCGTCGCGGCGAACCGCACAACAGATGGCGCAAAAACAGAGGACGATGTAACCTCATTACCCGCAGCTCCAGCAATGCCATTTATAGATATCGCTATCTTGCTGGTATTGCCGTTTTTTACGTCAGCAATAGCAATGTATTTTCGACCTGGTGTGGTCAAAAAGCTTGCTGAAGCTGTAGCAGGCACAGAGCCAAGTGTAAGCTTAAAGCTGCTGGTCCCGCTGGTTTTATTGGCGGTATCAACTGCTATAGTCGTATTAGACGACCATAGCCCTACGTTTTCGCAATTCCCCATCCGCCCTAGCAGATTTACCAACATACGACCTGTCAGCCCGGAAAGCTGAAATAAGGCTGACTTGGCAGCATTGATGATCTGCACGCCTGGCTGTAGCGTCACGTCTTGACGGGATATAGTATTAAGGCGTTCTTTTACCTCATCCATACCACCAGCAAAACCGTCTATCTTCTCCCAGTTATCATTCATCATCGTTTTCACATCGAAGAAATCGTTACCGTCTGCTACTGGGTCCTTCATATATAAACTTAAATTAGGTGTATTACTAGCCAATCCGTACACCTCCTGCAAATTTGTTTAATTTAGTGTTATTTATTTCATTGATTCTCATCACATTGTGTATTTCGCGAATAACAAGATAGCGAAACTTATATCGTACTTCTAAATGTGCTGGTTTTATTTCTTCGATTGCGTCCTTTAAATCTTGTAAGTTTGGCGGTATGCCTAGAGTCCCGATAAATCTGATCACGAAATAATATTCAGACGGAAACACAGTGACATCAACCTCGCCACGATCATAGCTATCTGCCACATTTTTTATCATGCTTGCAGACACTTTGCCGCTCCCGCGCATCTTAGAGATAACCACGCTGCGGCGCTGCTCTATGGGCTTGGAAGGCATGGAGACTATTTTCAGATCCTTCTCCCAATACTTAATGCCCCAGGTTGCCGTCTCCGGGTGAAACTGGCGGAATGTATCCACTATTGCTGCATTCAGCTCGTCGAACTCGATATCTTCAGCGTCCATTATCTGAACGAACTCTTCGATCTCCTGATAATAATCAGGCAGATAAGACATTAGCTTTTTAGACATGCACATCCACCGTCCCAAGCACTGCAACCGAATCTAGCGGAACCTGAATGTTGCTGGTTACGCCGTTAATGGTCAGGTCAAAGTAGTCAATAACAGGCGGCACGTCCAAAATAAAGTTTGCTATCCGGGTGATCCGCACCAGTGTATCGGTTTCGTTGAATGCTAGCCCTTCCAGATACTTAGCAATGCTTGCTTCCAACTGTTCTTTTACATCATCCGTGGTGGCATCACGCGCCAATTGCACCCGCACACTGACGTTAATAGGCACTTCACCAGCGCCTACAACCGTAACCACTGGTCCGATTGGAGCGGCCCCCTCGCCGTGTCCATCCTGCGTAGGATCTATATATTTTTGTGCGGCTTGGACGACTGCCGCCGAAGGAGCGCGCTTATTATTATCCAAGACGACTACTTTAACCGTGCCAGGACCATTCCAGAGCGGGAAAGTTTTTGCGTCCCCAACTCCAGATACCTCCCGCGCCCACACGACATACTGGTTTTTGTTTGCGCTCGTAATCGGCTTTGTCACTTTGTCTTGGTAGCGGTCAAACAGAGCTTCTCCTGTTTCGGTATCCACGCCAGACACCAACAGATCGACCAATTCAGCACGCGCTAGGCCGTTTATAAAATCAATGGGCAACAACGCACCTGAGAATTTATTTCCGATTGCACCAGCGCTTTCGCATTCCACAGTAAACTGTCCGACACCCAATTTACTGAGCACGATATAATTCAGATCCTCGATACTGTAGCGGCTACCAATAGGCACATCCATTAACGCCCCCTGGTTGTCGTAAAACTTACCGCGCCATTGCGCCTTTGTCGCTGCCTTACGCACAATACCGGACCACGCCACCGCCGAGTCTAAATATTCCTCGTTTTCGGCGTTCGGGAATATAAGACTTATATTTGTGTCCAATTCCGCATACATTTGCGCCAATTCCGAAGCGGCCGGGGCCAGCGCATCATATATGACACTGCCCTCCCGCTTATCCATGCTGTCCGGTATACGGGCTAGCATACGTTCTAAAATGGTCTCAAACGTCTGAGCCTCATACAATTCCACCCACCTCCGTTTCGTCTCTAAAGTTTCCTTGCGTTGTTACGACCTCAAACTCTGCCAGCACGTCACTACTAGAAAAGGTAAACTGAAAATCTCTTACGTCCGTAATCCGATCATCCGCCAGTAAAGCTTCACGCACTAGCCGCTTAAGCTCTGTTTGCACGAATAACCGGCTCTGTCCTTGCAGCCGGTCTACTTCGGCGCCGTAATCGTCACTGTAAATGAGATTTTCGTAACGTAGTGTTTGCAGTATCTTGTACACTACCTGTCGCATAGCCTCCAGACCGTCCACAATGCCGCGTGCGCGACCATTCGTGAAGTCTAAGGCATATGTCTTGGTGGGCATTTCTTCTTCCTCAATCTCTTCATCCACAATGCTGCCGCCCTCTGGTATCATGGTTTCACCAACTTATCCATGACGACGAATTCTTGGCCGCCTTTCATGCGTTGCAAGACAACTGCATCCCCCATTTTTAACCCTTCACGGATCACTAGCACATCCGGCAAAGCTGTCTGAGTGGTCTTGGTAGCCGTATCGGTTGGAGTCTCGTCTTTGTATACATGGCTGTGAGTAAGACTAACCACATACCGCTTTACACGCTCCGTGACAAGCAATAAATCCGCATCCAACACTAGACGTTGATCAACGGTAATTTCAAGCGGATCTACTCCCGTTACCTGTCCTATCATGCTTTCGCTTGGTTTGGATGCTTCTATACTGCCTAAGGCTATATCCCGCAGCTGTTTAATCATTAGTTAGATCACCTTCAGTTCTAGGCTCATCGTGTGCTCAAGCCCTGAAAATTTATGTGTGCATGAATCTACCAAATAAACCTGACTCACTTTTAAATCATCAATAAACACAGGAACATAGCACCCGGCACGAATACTCAAATCCCCCATAGCATCTATGCTTAAGCTTTTGCTTTCTCGGTTGTGTAACGTGAGCAAGTTTTGCGCTTTTTGTTTTATTTGAGCCGCATTCATCTTCTCGTCTACTTTGTCATAGAGTTGAAGCTTACCCCACTTTTTGATATTGTTGCTGTCCTGGTAGACGTAAGCATCGCGTTTACCACTCTCTTTATTGTCCTGCACTAGCTTTACAAAGTTGTACGTCTCGCTGTCTATGGACCGTTTTAGCGCGTATCCGGTCATGAGACTGCCATCGCCTACGGATACAGATACAAGCATGTCAGCGGCCCGTTTAAGGGCCAGAGCGCCGAAATCGTCGAAAAACACATATATAGTCCCGGTAGACATTAACGTTTGGTCAATGGCCTTGTAGATTATGTCTAATAGCTTTTGGTTGTCCTCTACCATGGCCGGGATTTTGTACCCTGTGTCAGCAATCATGCCTGTCTTGAGTTTAAAATCCTCTGCAATCCGTTTAATGACCGCCCCTGCTGTCAGGTTTTTGAATACGTAAGTATCGTTCGCGTTCAAGTAGCGGATTTGGTCATAGGCTGTGATCTTCATATCAGACTTTTCCGACTGCTCCACCGAAAACACATAGCCGTAGAATATCTTGTACTTGCCTTTGGTAATCCGGACGATATCCCCGTTCTGAACCTTGAATTTTTTGTTCTGGTAGATGCCATCCTTAACAAGCGTGATATCTACGCTTCCCGGGCTCCCGGTACGTTCAGTCTTCCAAGTTAATTCAGACACAAGCCCGGCCGCATTTTCTTTCCCGGCCATAGCCTCGCCGGACACCTGCCACACGTTACCATCGCGGTTGTCGATAAATATGTCCATGCCATCACCCCGGCAGTCTCAGCACTTGCCCAACCTTTAACCGTTTGGCCTGTGCATTTGTAATCTTGTTGAGTGTTTGAATCTCCTTGTAACGGGACCCGTCACCCAAGTTCTTCTTAGCGATAATCCAAAGTGTGTCGCCTGCTTTCGCCTTGACCGATTTAGGCTTAACTCTCTCACTTGGTCGCTTTGCTTTGGTTTTTGTCGTAGTCGTCTTTTTTGTGCCTGCCTTGGTTGTGGTCTTCTTAACTTTGGCCTGCACAGCGTTGTAAAAAACGTACTTTTTAAATGATATTGTGTACTCGATATCCGATGTACCAGCCACGGGTTTCCATTCAAACTCTTCTATTGTGACTGGCATGTTAATAGCAATTTCCTGCGGGCTCTTCTGTGCGCCCGGGTCAAAACTGATTGCAGAATAAATTAAGCGGACGGGCCGCTTGGCATCCATCCACTTGTTTATTAGAGCGATATATTCGGGTATAGGCCGTAATTCGTTCCCATTGACGAAAGGGTACTCCTGACCAGGAAAGAAACTGTCAAAAGAAATCTCCGTCAGCTTCCGCCCCTGGATAGCGTTTATTTCATCGCCGCCCACAATCTTATACGTGGAGCCGTCGCCAGCTTCTTTTATGCTCATTTCTGGCGGGTTAACAGGTATCCGGAATGCTTCTTCTCCGTTGTTATAACTCAACAATATGGCGTGTTCTGTCGGCAAGGTATCACCTCCGTACAAAAGGAATAACCCTCATTTTGTCGAATAATGGTAGTTGTCTGACTGACCATTACTTGATGAAAAGAGGGTTCAAAAATGAACAAATTTGAAATTGAATTGCTTAAAAATGCGTTCCACAACCTTCAAAACAATGGAGTTGTGGGAACGATTTATCAAATGAAAAATGGAGATGACTGGCTTTATAATTCCGAGGCCCTTAAGTATTTAGCCGAGGAAGGCTACATTTCAGTGAGTGAAGACTTTGACCCAGATGAGAGCAATGTTTTCGTCATTTCTCAACCGGTTAAATATTCACTCACCGTCAAAGGCGTTGAATACATTAAACAATATTTGAAAATGTAGTTTCCCAAGGGAACGATAAGGTTACCACAACTTGTCGTTCTGTCTTTTTTAAGTCTAGGCTACGAAAATGAGGCAGGAGTTCTTCAGTGCTCGACTGTTTCAATTCCGAAAGCAGGTACTCAAGCACATGGAGTTTCACCTCATCAGCAGTAGCACCTGGATTTTCATTTCGGAATTGAGTTGCTACATCCACTACCTTTTTAATATCCATTGTCATCATCACCTGCCCTTTTACGTATATACTCTCTGTGCTGTGGACGTGAATTGCTCGTCCAGATGGTCACCAATCTTCTTGATTATCACGTCGATATCAGCCCCGTTATTGATGTCACCCGTTTTGACCTGTACGGTAGGCGTAAGAGTAACAAAGTTTTGGATAGACTTCATCTCTGCGATATCTCTCATAACCTTCAGATCCTCGCTTGAGATATCTACCTTGTCCTCGATTTTTCCGACTTTATCTACTTTGCCAACCTTACCAACATTGCCAGCACCGCCAGCGCCATTTTGTTTTGGCATCTTTGGCACTGTATACGGTTGTTGGGTTCCTTTTAAGGAAAAGTTGCTGATTGATTTGGTGAGGTCATTAGCCATCGACTTACCACTATTGAATGCCTTCAGAACGTCCATTGATTGCATACGGTACTTGCTAAAATCCATAACATCTTTATCCGATGTTGGCTTTTGCGGACCATCTGACATCTTCATATACTGAATAGCAGAAATAGTAGAACCGGTGATCGAATTTGTTTTTTCGATTAGCCAATTTAAGCCGTCAACCAGCTTGTTTATCAGATCTACGAAATACTTACCTATATCATTCCACAGGTCATAAAACAGCTTTTTGATTGCATAAACCGGATCAATGAAAATATTCGCGAAGAACTCGACGAAATCCAAAATTACATTCCAGAACCCAGCGATCCAATTGTTTAAATGAGCAAACAATGCATAGAATACGCCAATGACAAAAGCCACAACTTCCCCAGTGGATATTCCGAATTTATTCAGTATAGTTATAATCCCTACGATAGCAGCCACAATAAGGGCTAATGGCCAAACAGCTATAATCCAGTCTATAGCAAACCCGACAGCAACAGCAGCAGCTACAACGCCTAAAACTAACAACGTATTTTTCACTAGATCCCAATTGTTCACAAGAAATTGAACTACACTTGTTGTTACTCTTGCAATCATGGACATACCAGCTTGAATACTGCCAAAAAATTGATCAAACTTACCACTTTGGAAACCATTGTTTATCATATCGAACAGTGGTTCAAAGGCTTTTAATGCCTGCATCCCTGCTTTAGATAGACTAAACTCAAAAGTGTTTACTGCCTTCTTCCATTTTGCAGCAGGGGATTCTAACATTTTGTCGAATGCCTTTTGCGTCAAATTCTGTTGGTTAAGGAGTTTATCCATTCCCTTTATGAATTCATCAATATTTCCTGCCTTACCAGCCTTCAACGCATCACTTGACTTAATCGTACTTCTTCCTATGTCGAACCTTTCCACGATGGAAGTGTAATCCCCCGAAAGGAGTTCCTTCATACTAAAAGCTGCCCCTTCTAAACCTTCAGCAGGGTTTAGCTTCGCAAGCCGCATAGAAAGCATATTCAACTTTGTTAACTGTTGAGGGTCCATAGTGTTAGACATAAACTTCATTGTTCCTGACAATGCTTCATTTACATCTTGCCCAGCCTTTAATGCTTGTTTAGTGATCGAATCATAAATAGCATTCCCTAGATTTAGATCACCAGCTCGAGAGGAAAATGTGTCAATAAATGATTGTTGATCCATCGCCCCGCTCATAACCTTTTCAAATAGAGCCTTTGCCGCTGCAATAGAAACGTAAACGGCTGCAATGTTTCTGAGGTTGCTCAACATACTCTCGGAAGCCCGCCCGCCCTCACGCAAACGTCGATTCAGTCTTTCTTGTAACTCATTTATCTTCTGTTCCAGTCTCTCGATGCGTTGCAAAGCATTTTGTAATTCCGCTGCATTCGCTCCGCTACTGGTTCTGAGTTGTCGCACAACACGAATGAGCCTCAATACAAGCATTTGAAGATTGCCGAACATCGCTTGTAATGAAGCTGGCAATTGAATTTGTATGCGGGCCTGTATATTCCGTAGTTGGTTATCAATTTGTTGCCGAATATGCCGAGCCTGCGCGATTGCATCAGTGGCGTTAATTGTTATATTTACAACTGAAGCAGTAAACATCCCGCGAATACGGTCACGAATAACCGTAATCTCGCGCAAGATATCTGCCGAGTTCACCACAATGTTGACAACAGATCCTGATCCCATTTGCCTTATATGGTTCCGCACGACTTCCAACTCTCGTATTGCACTAGCTGCATCAAGGTTTATCCGAACGTTTCCATCAGAAAGTGATTGTAAACTTCTCTGTATGGCATTCAATTCGCTGACTGCATTGGATACATTAACATTGATTTGGATATTCGCGCGTGCTGCCGATTGCAATCTTTCCATCTGCCGTGTTGTGCTTTGGAGAGCCTGATTAACCGTATTAAGTTTGTTTGAAAAGTTGTCATATAATTGGAGTGTCGATTGAACAGTAGCCATTTTTCCTCCTTTCCAAAAAAATACACAAAAAAAGCACCCTATATTGGATGCTTAATCTGCAAATTATTTTTTAGGATTTACTATTTTCTCAACTACATTGATTTCCTGTAACCCTGCCTTTACTCCAACTAAATACAAAGGGGAATTTTCTCGGTATTCAGCTAATTCACTTGTTTTTCCTTCATCCAGATATTCAAGCAACGATGCTAGCGCAGAGTCTTTCATGGCTATTCCATCCAGAATCTTTGATTTTCCTTTCGTTAAATGAGCTCCAAGTTTCTCGGGAAACCTTTCATCAAACTTCATTTCAATTAAATTTGATCTATGTTGATTAATTATATCCCGATACTCTTTAACATTTTCATATGCTTCGACTTGACTAAACGAACCGGTTGAGTAAGCTTTAACGAATTCATTAAAATTTGCTTCACTCTCAACCATTTGTGTAGTTTCACTGAGAATTTGTTTTTTAAACGAATCAAACTCCTTCTTTATTTGCGCAGATTCTGTCATAGGCTTTACAGGCGCTTTACTGCCTTCTGAACCTTTTGTTATTCCGACAATAATAACCAAAGGAATTCCTATTAACAATATGATTGCCAGAAGAACCAATTGGCTTTTATGCCGTTTCTTTCTTTTTTCCATTTTGTATTCTTTTTTCGATTCTTGCCACTCGCCGTAATTAGACATAATGACCCTCCTGAGTGGGTATATTTTACCATTATTCTATCAACCCGCTCAGGAAGAGTAAATCATTTATTTAATCGCGCCGCTTCTTTTTTCTCATTTTCTATTCGTTCTCTGATCATCGCGTATATAACCCCACGCTCAGTTACAGACATTTTCATAAGGTCCTGGGGCAGTATACGCAACTTATGGAGGGCGTAATACGCAAAATTCGCATCTGCGTCACCGCCCTCCATTAGTTTTTTGTTTGATCCATAACCTTGTTAATATCCTGATCGTAACCGTTAAGCTCCTGTACCTTTTCCAACAGAGTAGCGAACTCACCGGACAAAAGCATTTTATTGAGCAAATTGTCTGCCCCAACAACACCGTAGTTCTCTTGCAACTCAGCGTCTTTCAGATTCGGATAAACTACGCTTTCTAAAACCAGCTTAGTGGTGTAATCGTCTGGGTCAATTTCAGGAATTTTCATTCCTCCTTTGCCCTTCTCTGTTTTTGTAGCAGACTTTCTGATGGCTTTGTTTCGTTCTTCTGAAATACCTTGGATCTTCCAAAGAATTGGTTTGCCATCTTCATCTTTAAATCTCTCAGAGACAATAATCTCTTCTGTGATATCTACTGAAGAATTCTCTTTAAAAAACGCACTAAATTGACTCATTTGTTCATATCCCCTTAATTTAGATTATTTTAGTTACCACCCAAAACAGGTTTTGTGAAGCTGTCTTGCAATCCTACCCCAGAAAAAGTAAAGTCCAAATCTTCGTCCAACAACTGAGATTCAGTGTCCAACTTAGCAATAATAATGCTGCTTATATTGACATTCTTGAGAGTCACGGTTTGTTTGCCGATCGAGGAAGTTGGGTCTTCATTAACGGCAACAAGATCGAAATAGGTATCTTTACCTGTGGTCACATAATCCAGCATCATTTGTCTGAATAACGAGGTCACATAGTAAAAAGTCATGTTGCCTGTTCCCTTCCAACCATTTGCTTTATTCTGATCCCCCAAGTATCCCAATACTTTTACTTCAGTCATGTTTTTCTCGATTTTTGCTTCGAATTTCTTGCAGTAGGCCATCTCTTCCACGCTACCGTTTATGGTGGCGTACAATCGACCCTGTTGGCCGGAAATAGTATCTTTCGCTTGCAACCACTGTGTCATATTATCTCGCCCTCACTAACTGATAGATTTTTTCGATACTATCTACTGGTTTAACGTAATACTCCGCGTAAATAGCATCTTTATCTGTGCCTGGCACGATTGTCACGTCTGTTTGTGAATTAAACTCCTCGATAGCTCCTATCTGCTGATTGAGTTCGAAAAGCGAGATAGCTTCTTTCTTTACAATATTTCGTCCATCGGCGTTATTATCAACTTTACCGATGTGCGATCTTGCGAACACCCTTTGCAAATCAGTCTTGACGCCATCCAACGTGCGGACAACACGATTTTTCCGAAAATATTTGTTTTTGGTAGGCGTAAAACTGCGAAAGGTGTTGATGTCCTCTTGTACCTTAGCTTTACCGCCCTCGAAGATGAAGAAGAACTGACCGCTTTGCACACCTGCAATCGCTTCTCGCTTGGTGAACCTAACGTCCACATCTACTGCGTCATCGTAGTCAGCGTAAGTGAGGGATTCGTTTACATTTGCTGCAGCTGTTGCAGCTGCGACCCAGGCAACTGCCTTAACCTTGTCAATCACTGTACCGTCTGAAAGAATAACGCCGTTCGTGACGTTTATTACTCCTTCGCTGTCTGCTGCGCTGTAATTCGGTAGTACCACCTGTACATTTTTGCCCTCGTCATCGCGCAAGCGATTAACGTAAGTAGTATACAAAGGCTTCAGCGTTGCATCATCATAAGGCACTCCAACTGTGTTGAAGTCCTGCGTCTCAATAGTAGCCATATAATCCGAATGGTCTGCGTTGGTTGCCGTACCGTCAGCCCCGCCAGTCAGCGGCGCTCCTGCCGTAGCTGCCAACGTCTTATCTGTAGCAGAAGCCTTGAAGCTCACCCATTCATTAGCTACCAGCCCGTCAATATTGGTAACTTTCTGCAAATCGACTTCCCGACCATCGACCAAAGTCCGAACGTTGAAGCTAGACGGTGTATCGATATCAGCCTGAATAACGATTGAAATATCGTTACCTCTCACGCCTCCATACTTCGCCGTAGCGACAAGATTGCCGCTTGTGACTGTAGCCTTTGTCCCTTGATTTAGGCGGTACACCAACAACGTTTTCGCGCGCTTAAGAGCCTCCTTAACCAACAGGAGGCTTGGGTGTGTGATGTCATATCCCAAAGCTTTTGAAATGTCATCGCCAGCATCTATTGTGATTATCTGTTTCACAGGCCCCCAGCTTAATGTCAACGGCAGAGTGACAACACCGCGATCACTTAATGTGCCTAGTGGTTTAGGCTCAGATACAACGTTGGTATATACGCCAGGTAGATCCTTGTTCTGTGTAACCCATGTACCAGCCATTATTTAACCTCCCTCTTCAACCATACAGTGAGAATTTGTTTAGCTTCACCGATGGTGTAATCCTGGCCATCCTCTAGTAGGACGTTCAGTGTATCCTTTTCAATCTGTGTAAACTGCTGTGAATCTTGAAATTGTTCTTTGGCAAAACGGGGTTCTACCGAAGCTGTGGACGTTGCCGCCTCTTTCTTTGTAGGCGCTGCCGCAGGCGTTGCCCCAGTTTCGTTTTCTTGGTTATCAGTATCAGCCACGAATACCAGCCTCCTGTTTTAAAGTCCTCATTTTTGTTTCCGGCCCCTTTGGACGCATTAAATGGACATTCACATCTAGGAAGAAATGCAGCACATCATCGACGATTTGGTGTTTCATCCCCACCGCTCTGTACAGACTGCCTTCCCATTGGATGTATTCCAGTTCCTCATATAGCCGATCAGCCACGGCCTCACACTCACGGCGTTTTTCCAGGTTATCAGGGTCTGGAAAGTAGTGAATGTCGAAACTGTGTGTCCGCATATAACGGCGATCTAGCTCTCGGGCCTGAGATCCGTCTATAAGCAACACAAAAAAGCAAGGTTCCTTGAAACCCTGCTCGATTCGCTCGTCGTACACTGGGACACCCGTTTGAAAGGTGCTCAGGTACATCAATATTCCGTTTTTAACATCTTCCATAGCATCACCTCAAATGGTCCTCCATGAAGCGTTTAAGCTTGCTATCCATGAGCGCAGGCAGTTCACGCTCCAATTCTCGTTCAGAGATGGTGAGCATAAACCGCCCCTCCACCCATCCGGTGTGCAGCCTTGTGCGATGTCCATATTCCACATATACAATTTTGTTATCCCACAGGCTTTTTATCCTATGGTTCTTACGGTTTCCCATAAGTTCGGCGTACATCATGTCAAATAAGCCATACTTTAAAAGCATGACTCAATGCCCTGGGCACTCTTGGAGGAATTATTGCTCCCTTAACGCTCATCCTCTACGCTCTACGGTGACGAGTGGTATCTCGTTTACCACGGTGTTGGCATGTATCAAATATGTTTCCAAGTTCTACGTTTTGCAATCGAGTTTATGACCGATAAGCTAACCCCGTATTCGAAAGCTAAATCTTTTTGCAATGCGCCACATTGGATGGAGTTTCTTATCGCTACGACTTGGCCCTCTGTAAGTTTGCTTAAGTGTTGTAGTGAGCCACGGTGAACTTTCTTATCAGTATTGAGAGGACGTAAAAGTCTCTCGTTTCTGTCTCCGCGATCATACCTCGCATTAAGCACCTTATACCCGACGCCTGTTATCTCCGACAATTCCATTAGAGTAATTTGTTCGCCTTGAAAATCAACCTTGATATTGCTTCTTCTATTTCGGGATTGTTCTTTATTTCCTGCCCACTTACAATTTTCAGGAGTATAGCATTTTTCATTGTCAATTCGTTCAATTGTCAAATCGTCAGAGTATGCATTGGCAAGAGCCCAAACCTTAAAAGATCCGAAGTCCTCACGCCAACTTTCACACACCTTGATACCTCTTGCTCCATATCGTTCATATGATGAATCACCAGGATTGTAGCAACGCTTTTTCATACCCGACCAAATTTGATAAAGTCTCGTTTTTGATGATTTATGGGAATGATTCGCCGTTAAGTTTTTCATATCTTGTTCTTTTTTTAAGCATCCGCACGATTTAACCAACCCTTTTGTCAAGGAATCGGTTCGGACTAGTGCTTTCTCACCACATTCACACAGACAATCCCAATAAACTCTATCACGACCGTTTTTAGGAACAAGAACTTTTCCCACGACTTTCAATCTACTAAAGGTTTCTCCAATAAGATTTTTAGGGGCTGGCATTATATCACCTCAACGATATATTACCATACTCGATTACATTTCGGAATTTTATTCGATATTTAGCGTTCACCGTATTTGCCCAGTTTTTTATGCCCCATATGTTAAGGCATATTCAACCGGATTAAATAACTCAATGCTATAGCCGCCCCCTACACGCTCCACAGGCCCCAACTGCCAATTTCGCCGGAGCATACCCGTATCTACTGGAGTACGTGCCACCGTCTTAGCTAGTAGCCTGCTGGCAAGTTCTCTTATGCAGTCCTCGACGAATCGCGGGTAATCGGCTTGCATCTTCCGCAAGCTCTTCCCTAACTGCTCGAACTCGCTAAAATCGAACTCAGCAAAACTCATGCCTTACCAACCCGCTTCATTTTTACCTCTTGATGGGTTGGGTATATGAAGGGCTCTCCCGATTGCTGAAACTCATAGCTCATGCCGTCCTGCGTAACAAAAATACGGCTTCCGGACGGGATAACAATATCAGGCGCAATAAACAGCTTACCGTCATATGCGACATCATTGTTCGTGTCCATTTGGGCCGCGCTTGGCAAAGACGCTTGAGACAATGCACACGGCTGGTTGTCGAATATAATGCCCTTTGTGGGTCGCTCTACGCCTGTTACGGGGTCTTTGCGGGTTATCTGCCCTTCGACTCGACAAACGCCCGTATAAGTCATTTCAAGCAGCCTGCGTTCCATAGATGGGCTACCTAATTGCATGCCTACCACCTCAACCTTCGGAATGCGTTAAGTTGCGAGCCATACGCCTTAATAAAGGCCGTACCCTCAACGCCCTGCTTAGCATCTGCAAAGAATGTGAATTGCACGTCACCGCGCTTGATGCTCTGGACGTTCTTTTCACCCTCACCAGCTGCGGCCGGAGCAACGAACTGATTGAGGTAATAGTCCTTGGCGATCAGCAGCAGTGTATTTTCCAGTTGCTCTGGTATGTCGGATATGTTGCAGTAGTTCTTGATGCCATCAATGGTGAAATCCAAGGAAAATCCAAGTTGTACATCCTTACTTGAATCAGTAACTGGGATGCCAAGTAGGATTTTAAGCTTGGTCAGCAGTGCTTCCCTGCGGTTCGGTTCCATTTCCTTCACCCGCTTTCAGAATGGCTGCGAGCACGTCTTCCTTTTTGGTTGCGCCAGCTAGGTCAATGGAGTTTTGTTCGGCGTGATCCTTCAGCTGTGCTAGATTCATCTTGTTGATATCCGTTTCGACGGGTTCTTCGGGAACTTCTGTATCAGGACTAATAACTTTGGCCTTAATTAACTCTGGTATGTGGATTGACTCAACCTCCACTTCGTCGCCCATCTGGTAAAACTCTTTCTTGTATTTAGCACCAGCAATCAATGTCACTTTCATGTGGTTACTCCTTTCAAAATTAAAAAGAGAGGCGTTCGCCCCTTCTTAGCCGTTTACATTTGCGATGAAGATATTGTTAATTTGTTCGAATGAAGGCAATACAATTTCAGATACAATGGTTTCAACGTTTACTGGATGTGGTTCTTTAATGGTTGTAACCGCTACGCCAGTATTTACGATTTGTACTTCTGCATTCGTGGCGCCACTCATTAAATCTGCCTCTTCAGGAGTTGTACCGTACCATGTATTACCCATCGGGCCATCAGGTATAAGCGTGAACACATCATCAGGAAAGAACAGGTGGGAACTTCCATCTTGAAGCTGGTACTTTTTGTTGTATACCGCTACAGAAATGCCCAGTTTCGTCTCCAGGTATTGACGCAACATTGTGTCCGTCATGATAATGTTTTGCCCACCAGTTGGATTTAGGTCAAGGCGGATGCCAGAGTTTCTAAGCATGTAGTTCCACGTTTTTCGAGTCACAATTGCTCTAGCCGGGCGAACACCCGTATCATCATCGACATCATCCATCCATTTTTGGATATCTTGAACGATTTGAGCGTCTGGTTGGCTCCATCTATCTCCAGTAGTCAAAGTAACTTGATGCTCAGAAGGCATTTTGTAATCATAAGTGTAGTCCAAACGTTCAGCAGATACGTCGATTTTGCCTGTTGAAAGCAACTGCATAATCATTCGTTCTGGAATCACATCCGCACCCTTAACCAAGTTCGATTGGTCGTCATAAATTTTTGCAAGAAGCGTTTGATAATAAGCTGCATTTGGCGAAGAAAGGAGCATCAACAGTTCTTGTCTGTCCTTTTCACCTATACGCATGCTTTCTCTAAAGAAAGGCATTTCTGTATCAACTTTGTTCAGTCCAATACGGTCCCGCACCGGAGCCTTTGCATCAAAGGCGGAAGGTTTAAGAGCTACTGGCAAGCCGCCAGCCCCTTTAATCCAACTCAGGTTCAAACCTTGTTGTTTCTTTGCTGGGAAGAGCGTGGCCCCGAGATAAGGAATAGCATTAGATGCTGTTTCCTGATAATAAGTTGCAATGTTCTCTGCGGTTACAAGATCAAAAATATCTGGCATGGTTTATTTCATCCTCTCTTATTTCAAAAATGTGATTTGTTTGAGTGCAGTAATTTCCTCAGGTGTTGGAGCCGTAGGAATCTTGCCTAAGTCGATAAATCCGTGAATCAACATTGCGCCTGGCGCTGGACCATATGTGACATCAACATCATAAAAAAGAACGCCTTCCGCATTGGAGACGCCTGTAGTTGTAACAGCCTTTTTAGCTTTTTTGGTTAAGTCGTTCAGAATTCCATTTCCGATTATAGTCCCAGCTGGCACGATTTTATGACCGTCAGCATTTGCTACAATCCCATCGTCATCTACCGTGACAGCAAGGTTTACGTAATGGTCAGGAAACTTGAGAATTTCCTTTTTATTCGTATATTTCGTTTCAGTGAATTTCATCTTCTCTTACCTCCTGTTTATTGAAAATAGTCAGCCCGTGCTTTGGCTAATGTCTCATTATCCGCTTTACCTTGAGCAGCCAACTTGCCATAGTTGGTCTCCTTCTTGCCAGGGTCTTGTTTTCCACCTGCTCCATCTGCTGGTTTAACCCCTTGTGGCTGGAATCCCGGTTTTGGTTCCTCTTTTGGCACAAACAAAAAAGCCTTGCTTTCGCGAAGGCCAGTGAGTTGGTCGTCTAAGCCGCCTTTTACAGCGCCGTTGTCGTCCAGTTCGATTTTTGTTTTGTCCAGCAATCCAGCTACAATATCAGGATCGTGTGCTTGACCGTTCAGCGCCAACTTGAGCGCCGTGTTCAGGCTCATTTCTTTCAGTTTGGCTTCGTACTGATCTTTGGTAGCTTTATTTTCCCCCTGGAGCTTTTCAATCTGCGTTTTTAATTCCTCTGAAGCTCCAGCAGACTTCTTCAATTCCTCCAGTTGACCACCTACGCTGTCCCTGTCCTTCTCAGCTTGCTTCTTGGCCTCGTTCACTTCATCAAAACGAGTCTTTGGGACAAAACCCTTTAACTCTTCTGCCGAAGCTTCCGCCGCCTTTGTAGCCAGCTCCTCAGTCAATCCCAATGCAACAAATTGCTCTTTATTCATTACATACCGCTCCTTCATCTTCGCTTTTTTCCCGGTCGCGCCCGGTGATGTCTTGTGTTTTACGCCCACAATACCAAACGGCGATATTTGTTACTCGCCAGTTATTTGACGGATATAATCATTCACCCGTTCCTCCGCTGGCCCATCAAAATCCAACTCAATCGGCTTATCGTCTAATCCGTCCGCCGTCTTTTGCCGCTTCGTAGTCTTCGGCATATTCCCACCCCAGTTCACTTACTATCGCCATGAGTACCAGATAATCAAACCGCTCGTTTTTAGCCGTAGGCGACAACTCTGCAAAAGCAGGATCATCCTGCAACTGCGCGTCAACCTCGGCAGTCACCCGGCGCAGTACCTTATCAAATTCCGAAGGGTTGCGCTTGTCTGGTGCTGACAGTGTACTTGTACCGCCATCATGTCCAGCTACCACCATAGCCCCAATAGCTGCATACAGCGCCATAGAACGGGCATCTTTAACATTGAGCCTGTTACCCCTCGGATGGTTGTGAACAAGCACTAGGCTACCAGCAGGAGCGCTCAGCAGCATATCCCGTGCTTTAGGCGTGAATGGGATGCTATCTTTGCTGCCTGTGACCCTCGTCAGCTCCTTGCCATCAAAATCCGCGAACGACAAATAGCCCTTACCAGTTTTGGAGCCCTCTCGTACCAGTTCCCGGCTAATGTCTGCTATTTTGTCTGCAGCAGCCGGTGATACATTAGAGATATCCACGTGATAAGAAGCTTTAGGGTTGTATGGTCTGTTTGGTAGGTTCTCCAACTCTGGGGGAACCGTCTTAATAGCATTATTGTCTGGTTCTACTGGCTTGATCGGCTCGGTTACATGGTCAGTAGCGGGTACATTTTCCTTAGCCCATTCAGAATAGGTCATGTCACCCGGCACGGCCTGATTCTTGCCATCCTCATCCCGGGCTATTCGCTCCTGGACATTATCCTCGTAATAAGGAATCGTTGTAGAGCGACAATGTGCATGCAATGGCGGGTAATTAACCCCTACCTCAGCCTCGGACAATGCAAATACCTCTCCATCCATGTGACGGCAGATACTTGATGTACGTTTATCTAGGGTAGCCGTAAACTTGTACTGCTCTACGCCCAGCTCCTTATAGGCATCCATACGAGACTGCCCGGCAAAGTAGGCTGATTCGGTTTGAATGATCCTGGCTGCAGCTGATCGGGATACTCCCATACGGTCAGATAAGGCGTTAATCATCTTATCCGGTGTATCTCCGCGTATCATCCCTTGTGTGAGCACCGTTTGAAGCTCATGGACTAACTTGTCACGGTCCTTCCAGATCCGTGAAGAGAAGTTCGAACCGTCTGCAGCCCAAGGTTTCGATATGACAGCCTCTATCTGGCGTTTGTCCAGTTTGGAGAATGTAGCACCCAGCCCTGTACCTTTGTGTAGCTCAAACACTGAGTGATAGTACCCATCCTTGTATATGTCGCCCATAAGCTCTTTAGCGCCTGCCTGACGCTTTCCTGTTAGGACTTCGACGTGTTGGCGCATCTGCATTTGCAATGCTTCTAAGCGAGTCATACGCACTCTGATGGATGCATTCTCAAGTTCCTTCATCCAACGCTGATCAACTGCATTTTCGCGGCCTGCCTTGATGTAATCCTCAACGGTCCACTTAAACTCTTTGAGCTCCCCCGCTTTGAGCACTTGCCGTGCTTCAGCCAGCCCTATTTCGTTGTTCTTGGCAAACCGCTGATAGAAAGTGTCTAAATCACGTTGTATTGAAGCATTAGCCTTGGCGTACTCAATCTCCATCTTGCGGACATAAGCATCACCCTTGCTTAGTTGTGCCTCGTTCAAGGCATCCATGCGTTTAGACCAGTATTCCTCGGACCTCATGACTGTTCATCCTGTTTTGGTACTGGTTCAGGAGGCGCGCCACCCGTGCCACCGTAAGGTTGATCTTCTGCCACAGTCATAGCCTCGCTCTTTTCCTTTTTGAGCCTGTCCAGTTCGTCCTGCACGTTGGTTACCCATGGATGATTAGCCACAATGGTTTCGTCCGATATAACGCCTACACTGTCTTTTGCATTCGTTACAGCTTCAGTTTCATTAATGAGAATGTCCCGATTGAAAATGAATTCTACATCAAACTTGGAGTAATCCTTGCTCGTCGTGTTAGCTAAATGTTGATTCACGAACCATAGCAACTGTTCCAGACTGGCTTGAAACTCTGTCTCTATGATGTTTGCATCCATATCCAGGTCACCATACAAGAAACGCAGGGCAATACCAGATGGACTGTTACCGAATTTATCAGATTGCGTATCTACCCCGCGTCCAAACTCATAAATACTTTTCCGCAACTCAGTTATATGGCTAGTTAGCGCCGTAGTATCAATGTTAACGCTTATGGTATCAATGCCACCGTCACCCGAAACCTTTGTCATACGGTATTGCGCCAAGTTGCGTCGAGCTTCTCCCAAGTCTGTACCATCGTAGTTTTTGAGCACGATGATATCATTCGGCAAGTCCTCAAGATTGTTGGAGTTGAAGGAGACGTGTTTGTCATAGTCGTCAACCAATGTCTTTAGAATTTCTACCAGCGGCATTTCTTCGTCGTTATATTTAAACGGGATGAACGGAATACGCTCCCAGTTGAGTTGTTGAACCTTTCCATTAACATCCTCAGCCGAAAAATGCCCCTGTAAATCCTCATACGGTACATATTCGGATGTAGAGTTTTGTACCCACTTCATCACACCGTCAGAATCCCAAAACTCAATGATTTGGATGGTCTTTTTTGTCTTGGCCTCGTATACTTCCACTGGATAGAAGCGAATCATTGCATCAAGCTCTGTATGAGCACCATCCTTCCAGAGTGGGACGCACTCTTTGGATGGAATGGCTTTGAAACTCAACTCTCCCGTTTCGGAATAGTACACTTGTAACCACCCAATACCATTGTTGATAGCATTTTTTCCAAGGTTTTTGAGCTGACGCAAGAAAGGCTTACCAAAGTATTTATCCAGTTCATCTTTATACTCTTTAGGGCCATCCGTTGTAATGCTTATCGGCTTAGACAGCAAATAACCTGTCTTTTGATCGACCAGCTTTCGTACAAATCCGAATACCAACTTGTTGTTGGCAAGATTCTGCGCCTCGATTTTAGCCCCACCTTCACCGATAACATATCGTTTATGCTGGAGTATTTCTGTCTTATTTCGATAGTATAGATCGCCAATAATCATCCACTCTAGTTTCTTGGATCGTTTGAAGTCATTAACCTCTTGCTGCGCTATCTCCCTATTGGTCATAGGAGCATTCTTTTCAAGGTTGTAGATTACTTCTTCTGTTGTGGTCATGTATACCTCCTTCCTTAAAATTCAAATGTAGGAGCTTTCATATCGTCCTCAAAGGCGTACCGTGTAGCATCGATAGTATGATTGTCCTTATCATCCAGTCGAGTCCGTGGATTGCCGTCTGCGTCCGTCTGATAGTCAATATTTTCAAACTCTCGGGCAATGTTTGGTGTACGAACTGGATCTATAACGATTTCCTCCAGGTCATCAAGCCACTTTTCGCCATACTCTACTGAACCTGGACCCTTCTTGGCTCCCTTGAAACGGCAATGTAACTGCATTTTTAATTCATCCACCGACTTTGGCTCTGCGCTGTCCGCTATTGTTAGCTGCTGGTCATACTTTTTCTTCTTGAGCTTCTCGCCCAACTCCCGGTTAGATATCTTCACGCCGTATACTTCGTCCAACGCATAGATTTTTCGCCGTGTTTTATCGTAATGCCAGCGAACAAAGGCCAGCGGATCAACACCGTAACCCCAGTCATTACCTTGTCGGATGTTGTCGAATGATTTAATTTCTTCGTCCGTAATCGTTCTAAAGGTTAAATTATCAAATGGTACAACACCACTCCCTATCGCTTTGCCAAGGTATTCCCACTCATACCGTTGGAACCGCGTACGCTTCATTTCCTCCGCTTCTTCGATACTTTCTTCGGATAGGTACGGATTGTTTAAATAAGTTGAGTGGTGAACATACGTATTAGCTGGTATAAATTGCGATTCATACAGCTTGTTAACCCAATTCTGCTTGCGCTTTGGTGGATTATAGGAGTAATAGAACGCATAAAAAAGACCATCTGGCAGCTTTGCGCGCAAAATGGACTTCTCGATTGTTGATACTTCATCTTCATTTTTAAATTCAGCCATTTCCTCGATCCACAAAAAGGCTATCGGAAACTTGGACATTTTAATCGACTTTATCTTCGCTGGATCATCCGCACCACGGAATATTATCTTATTGCCACGAGGGATGTAGACAAGCTGTAACGGGCTTTTGACCACTCGCCAATACTCAGACACCCCAAGTATCTCTATCGCCTCTTTAAGCTGCTCAAACACCGATTCCTCAAGTGTACGGGCGACCTTACGAACGCACAGGGTAGTTACTGGGTATTTCATCATGTCCTTAATGATTTTCAGTCCGATGTGGGCTGACTTACCGGACCCGCGACCGCCTTTAAGTACGTGCTTCAGGTATTTATGTGAGTTGGACACCCGCCAGAAGGTTTGAAAGTGTGGCGTGACCTTTTCGGATAACCTAACCTTGAGGGCTGTCATCGTCATCACCTAAGTCGTCAATGATCTGCACGCCTACAGCACCGTCAATTTGCTGTTTATCTGTCCACATAGCGTAACGCTTGCCAAGCAGTTCAGCAGCCTTTATGCGATCCTTGCCGTCCAGTTCCTTTTTAACGAGCGATTGCTCTCCCATACCCATGCCCAAAGGGAACTGTTCTTTCACCTTCCCACGCAGTACCGATGTAAGAAACTCAAGAATCTCGTCTTGCTTGGCTATTCGTTCCTCGTCCTTTTTCACCACTATTGAGTCGATGTATTCCCTCACCTTAGCATTTCCTAGCAATCTGGAAGCATTTACTTCAGCAGATTTACCTGTAGCCTTATATCCAGCCCTCTGGTAGCTTTGAGTAGCGTTACCTGTCTCAATAAAGTAATCTGCAAACTTCTTTTGATTCTCTGATAGCTTCATGTCATATCACCCACCCTCTTTCTGTTTGCTTGTCTCTGTATGCTATTGTGGAGAATCAGGAGGTTTGCCAACAGGTCCTATCGCTTCGCCATTAAGGAATATCATTGTCGATTCAAAAGGCTCAGGAAGACCCATTGTAAGGTGTGTGCCGAATGTGTTGATTAGATCCCATATTTGAAACCGTGTGTACCCTTCGTCATCGGTTTTATTATGGATTCCAAACACTTTGCTCCCACCACGCTGCCCAATATATGAATTCAGTTCATTGCATTGCTCTCTGAGTATCTTCAAGCCCGTTTCAGTGAGTTTTACCTTTACATACTCGTTGAAATTGATTTTGAAGTCTCTAATTCCTAATTTCCTGAGCGCCTCACGAGTTAAATCGCCAGTTTCAACGGCTGAAATATTAGATAATGCCTCGGATAGTTCCTTGGCTATCCCTTCAATTATTTTCTTAGCGTCACATTTTATATCAGCAGTCTTTATCGTTATAGAATGTGTGGTTAAACCTTTATACTGTGCAACCTCCTGTGGTGTACCCTCTATGGTTCCGTCTGTATAGAGTTTCATGTTATGACCTCCTCAACTTTCGTTTTATCCATATGATAGGCAACATTACAATAGCTACAGGCCAATAAATCAAATAACCGATTACCAAGTAAGTAATCATGAATCCGTATATCCATGTCTTGTGGTACCAAGGTAACCTATCTATTGATTCCTGTGTTATCATCGGCCCAAGCATTGCTACCACCCTTTCAGCAAATAAAAAAGCCACTCAAATGAGTGACTAATATCTAAATATATGTTGACGTAAGTAAATATATATAGTATAATTAAAGTATAGAAAGGAGGTGAACAATATGCGTAAAACGAGAAAAGAAGAACGACGTGATGAAAGAATTGCTAAAGTCGTGCTAGTGACTGCAATCATTAGCCTGACAACTTCTATCATCACCCTCATCACCGCTCTGGTTCGCTAATCAGACGACCCGAAAGGGGAGCCGCGCAAGCGGCTTTCCCATTGGGTTGGTGAAATACACGAGGTTCGTTCTTCTTTACTCACATTATAACACAAAGGGGCTGATTGTATGAATGCATCCAATATGAACAAGGCTACAATGGTAATGTGTGTAGCATCCATGATTATCAACTTAGCCGCCATAACCATAATCATCGTAAAGTGGTGAAAACGAATGTACAGCTTTAAAGATAAAGATGAATTACTTGCTTGGATACAATCCGAGTTAGTCAGCGCCAATGAAGCTATGGAAATACTTGATTGCTCACGGCAGAACCTTCACAGCTTTGTTAAGCGCGGTAAATTGGTCCCTGTTAAGGAGACTAACCGCGAACGACTATTCCTGCGTGATGATGTCCTGGAGCGTAAAGATGAAGCCAGCATATACAATCGTAAGAAATGAACCCGCCGAAAGGTGGGTTTTCTTTTTTTACACACAGCGGAATCGAACCGCTATAATCCTGTATGTGTCATATCCCCGGACTAAGCCGGGAAAAAGGTGTTATTTAAGTTGATCGGCTAGCTGCTTAATTACAGCTGGCGTACTGATACGTTGTCCATCTTTACGGTTACCCTTGATGTATGCTGCATCCTCGTTGCTGTAGTAGACTACACCGCTGCCCTCTACAATCGGATAACCGCTTTCGTCTGCTTGCAGCTCAGTAGCAGTATGTTTGCCGTGCTGTTTGGCATGTTCCTCATCGTGTAGATGCAGGATGCCGTATTGATCGAGATACGCATAATTCTGTGCCATCGTCGTTTCCTCCTATTTGTGCAAAACAAAAAGGACACCGTATACCGATGCCCTCATGCTTGCTTATTTAGTTGCGCCCTAACCCTCCGTCATGCGCTTGCCACTGCCGCTCCCTTATACTTGCGGTATGGTTCCCAACTACCCTTATTGTTGCATGGCTGCCAGCCCTGCTTTCACATCATCCCGCGTCAAGCTCCTCGAATCATTCATATAATCCTGAATCTGATCCGCTGTGTTATTCTCGGTCAGCATCTTTCCCCAAGTCATGGAATACACCCATTTGGGCTGAGCCTGCAACACCTCGGAACTTGGCACCTCACCGTGTTCCCCAATGGCAATCGGCTTGCTTTGTGCCAGTCCGAGCAGTCCTTCGTAATGACTTTGTTTAAAATCATTGTTGTAAATATCCATAGC